ACGTGCCATTCTGTGCAAGCGTCCACTCCTTGGCAGCCGTTCCTCTTTCCCAAATCTGCCAAATGCCAGGTTCATAAACCCGGATGCGATCCTTAGTCGTCTCGCCGAAACCATCACGCTCGACAACGGTTTCGCGATACCGAAGGTGCGTCACCACCTCTCGACCGCCAACAGACTCAGTGTAGAGCGCTACCACGCTTTCTGCCGGGATGTGCAGCCAGTATGGCCGAGCGCCAACCGCGGCTTCGTCAGCACGGGTCGGGTTGGGTCCCATTTCAGGGTAGTCGACCAATACCAGATGAATGGACCGGCTGAGACCGTAGTAGAACCAATCACGCGCGAACGACGTAAGATTGTTCGACATCCCGTCGATGTCGTCAGCAAGCCCGTTGCTGCGCGACTTAGTCGTAGGATTGAGGGCCCCAATGATCTGATCGGGTGCTTCACCCTTGATCCGCACGTCCTTGCCGAAGGGCTTGGAGACCAGAGCGCGCAGCACGTCTGAAAACTCAGGACGCCACGGGGCGGCTTCCTTGCGCATCCGATAATCGTCGATGCCCTCTCGCTCAGACTGCGGAAGGTATCGGGTTCCCGCAGCCTTGATAGCCTCGACGCCGCCTAGGATGTCCGACACCAAGGTCAAATAGCCGTCCATCCGGTTGCGCTCGGCAGAGCAAGTGGATGGATCAGACACTCAGCGTCTCACGCGATAGGGGCCAGCAGAGTAGGCGACAGGAGCCGAAACCTTCGTCACAAGGCGCCCGAATGCGCCCGATGAGGCATCGACTTGATCCTTAAATTGGCCAGCCGGAAACAGGCACAGCTCGTCAAGGTAGGCTTCATTCCACTCGCCACGCACGATCGCGACGTTGTGGGCTTCGCACTGTGCCGAGAATGGCTGTGCTCGCGTAACTTTGTCGCCAGTCTCAGGCTCCGCGTGAACGGTGTAGCCGGCGAGCATGGCGACCATGTCAGATTTCTGGACCTTGCCGGCTTGGCCTGGATCCTGCGGCAAGCTTATTTCAGTTCCGAGCGGATCTAGCTCAGCGGTTGCCTTGATCAATTCGCGGACCTGATGGCCTTCGGATTGCGTCGTGACAACATGCCCTACAACAAAGCGGCCGTCAGGGGTCTTTCCGAGCCTGACGCCGGCCGTTCTTGCGGCTGTCGCTTTGGCCGTCGCAGCCAGATCCCAGTGGCGCACCCAGCGAGTGCCCTCCGGGGCCGAAGCTACGAACTGGCCAGCGAACCATTCACGCTTGAATAGCCCACCCTCACGAGGAACTGGCCGCTGCTGGAATTGACCCGCAACAGCGTAAGATCCCATCGGGACCTTATCGCGCTCGACCACCTCTCTAGGAAACCGGGCGGGAAAAAGAAGCTCCCCGTCCTCTTTGCGGGGGTCAACAAAACCAATCGACGTCCGACACTGCCGTTCCGGTTCGTATTCCATGGGGAGCATCAGGTGCTCATACCCAAGACGTCTCGAAAGAATGACACCCGAGACGTCGCGCTCGTGCAGCCGTTGCATGACGACCACAATGGCTGAGCGATCTGGGTTGTTCAGGCGGGTCGGCACCGCCTCCAGAAAGTCCTGGTTGACACCCTCGCGCTCGGCCTCCGAACCAGCCGAATTGACAGAGAGTGGGTCATCGATGATGACGCGATCGCCACGAGATCCAGTGAGGCTCTTGAACGCCATCGCGTCCCTGAAGCCCGTAGCCGTGTTCTCAAACTTGGTTTTGGCGTTCTGGTCGCCAGTAAGGGTGACCTTGTCACCCCACAGAGATTGATACCACTCGCTCTGGACCAGCCTGCGCGCTTTGAGGTTATCGCGAACTGCCAGCGGTAATGAGTGCGATGTCGCCAGCACCCTCGTCGTCGGCTTACCTCGTGGGCCCCATTCCCAGGCAGGCCAGAACACCCCAACGCATAGGCTCTTCATCGTCCCAGGCGGGATGTTGATCAGCAGGCGCGAGATCTGGCCATTTGTTATGGCCTCAAGGTGCTCTGCGATGGCATCAATATGCCAACCGTGAACGTACTCTTGACCAGGCTCAATGACACGCCAAGCCCTACGGATGAACCCCGACAGGCTCTGCTCGCAGTCGAGTCGATCAAGCTCCCGAAGGGCTGCTCTCGGATTTGAGAGCGCGGCGCTCAAGGATTGCCCGAAGCGCATCTCTGTCCTCAGGTTCGAGGCTTGCGAGGTCGTTGCGGGCTTCAGTCTCGATTGGGCCGCCGCCAGGGCCACTGTGCTCCACCCGCTCTTTGAACATGCCGAGGTGCTTGCCGAGCTTTTCTAGCGCGCCAAGCTTGTCATGAAACTTGATTTTTAGCGCACCCTCTTTGGTCTGGCTGACCTCCGATAGTGCGGCTGCCGTCGCATCATCAATCTTATCGCTATCAATGAGCACGACTTGATTGAACGCCCTGACGATCGGCTCACCCGTATCGGGATCCTCACCGACTTCCGTCACATTGGAATGCCATCGGACGGCCTTGCGAAGGTCACTGAAGCCGATCTTGGCTAGTTCGGCCACTACCGCCGCGATTGTGACGCCAGCCTCCTCAGCGCCTTTGGCCTGAAGCTCGTCAACCCTTGCTTTGACGCTAGCATTCTTAAGCAGCCGCCCGGCGTTGATGCCGATCGCCACTCCAGTTGCCTCATACCCTGCTGCTTCGTATGCAGCTTTGGCCGATGACCCCTTAGCAAATTCCTGAGCGAACCGCTCGTGGCGGCTATTAGATAGCACCGGCATTAGCTGGATGAAGCCGTTCTAAGATATGTGGCGCCCGCAATGACAGGGTCACCGGCCAAACCAAGTTGGAGCAACCGATCAGCAATCAGAGACCATTCTGAATCTACGGAACCGATTGCACGGCAAGCCGCACGCTGAACGTACCAACACAAGCGCTCCTCTGCCTTGGCCGCAGCGATGGAGCACTTGCGCCCCCTAGCAGCCATGCCGACCACATAGGACTCGCGGTCGAACATGACCTCCGGTACGAGCGCATGTGTCACCTCATGGGCGAGGCAGTAGAGCATCGGGTCGGTGAAGCCGCACATCAACGCGAGCGCGTAAAACTGCCCGTCGTCGCTCGGAGGGTAATTGGCAGACACGGCGCCGTCTGGGAACACCGTCCAGACCGCACCTTCGCGCTCTTCAATCGTGCAGAACTTAAGGCGGATCATTGATCAGCGTGCGCTTCCGGCCTATCAGGGCCGGGGCCGATGCGGGTCGGATAGATAGCGAGAACGGCGGGCGCTACGAATGTCAGATCAACGTGGCCGTTAATACCCTCAGGGCCCTTGCCGCCACTGATGAACTGTCTCTGCGCCTCGGTCTGCTGAGCAGCTTTGCGTTCTGCAGGGGTCAATCGAACTTCCATCCGAAAGAAAGCCAGAGCACGAGGACGACGAGGGCGATGAAGACCAGAACCGCAACGATGCCCCAACCAAAAGCAGGCATGGCCTCAACGATACCCAAACAGCAGGTAGAGGATGATCACGATACCGAGGACGCCGATAATCCCGATGCCGCCGTTACCGTACCAGCCAGCGCGGTAACCATAGGAACCGCCGCCGCCGAACAGCAGGATCACGATGAGCACGATCAGAAGGATGCTCATGGCTTCCGCTTCCTCGTCTGTGGCTTTGGCTCAGGCTTGGGGACCAGAACGCTCATCCCGTTCGCTTTGGCGAAATCTTCCGACACCGTCATGTGAGGGGCGAACTCCACCATGCGTGTCTCAACAGGCTCATCGGATGAACCGTCGTTGCGGGTGTAGGGCATGAGGCTCGAAATTGGTGGCAGGAGCAGGATTTGAACCTGCGGCCTCTAGGTTATGAGCCTAGCGAGCTACCGAACTGCTCCATCCTGCTATGGTGCGACGCTTCATAGCTACCGCAGGACCGGGGGTCTCACCCGGTTCCCAGGGCGCGCCGAGCGGGGCTAAAACCTCACGCCGGACTGCCGTTAAGGGATGGCTTATGCCACTGCTGTCTCAAATGGCATACTTTGCGAAAGGTTGCAAGCCCCTTCTCAGACATTGCGATAGGGAGAGTAGTCAATTCAGCAGCACGTCGCGCGCAACAGCAATCACTTAAGATGCGATCTCCCTGCCATACGTGCGAACGACGAAATCATCAATCCAAACCCGGTCAACATCCTCTGGCAGCGTAGATATTGCTGCGGCGGTCTCGACGTCCACGAGGCACTGCTCAACCTCGGCGGCGACGTCCTGATACGAACGATGGCCAAGCTTGATCGCCATGATGTGGTCGGCATTCGGCGATGGGAACGTGACATGGCCCGTCGTTAAAAGTTCAACAGCCTGTGTCGCCACCCGGACCGCATGGGACAGCGCTTTCCAGTCAACGCCCTGCTGGCACTCAGCTTGCAGCGCTCGCGGGCCATACTCATCCACGAGGCGCTGAACGACGTCGCGACAGTTCTTGATGGAGGCCGTGTAGGGCAGCTTTCGGCCGCATACCTCAAGGTGACGAACATCAATGCCGCTTGGCGTGGGGACGTCGATGAAACTGACGAACTCGACACCATGAAAAAGCTTCTCCAAACCCTCGCCCATGAGGCTGAGCTTGGCGATAGACCCGTGTTCCTCATATCCGACGTTCAGTGCTGCGAGGACAGCGCGTGCCGCCGCTACCCGTGAACCCTTAATGCCGTATTTGTTCGCCTGGGTCCTGGCGTAGCCGATGAAGGCAGACGACTTTCTTGTCAGCAGACGATCACGGTTCGCCACGATCTCCTGCCACTCTAGTGCGGCTGGCTCGACGTGCGCCCAGTCTGGGGCAAAAAGCACGTCCATCGCGACAGTCTGCCCCTCGGCGACCAGCCCGAGAAACCGTTGAAGGCTGTATGCCTCCTCGTCGACCTCGCCAGCGTAGTTCTTCTCGCCCTCGGCTTTGGGCCGCTTGGTCGAAATTGACCCCTTCACACGCCCCAGCAGGATGTCCCGAGCGGTCGGAACGAAGATGCTCTTGAAGTCGAGATCGGACGTGGGCGTGGCGGTGCCGTAGAGGTGACTGCCGAATTTGATGCGCAGGATCGTGTGGCCATGATCGGTCATGCCAACGCCCTCTCAAGTTGCGCCTGTTCGTAGGCTTGAACCTGGCTCTCGGCTATGGCGAGCAAGCGCGCATCCGCCTTGGTCAAAACGTTGAGCAAGGCTCGCTTTTCGCGCATGTAGCGAACGGCGAAGTTAGGGTCGTGCTGGATAATGGATTTCGTGTTGTCTATGAGGTCAGCAACCTTGATTGTCTGCCCCTCGGCTGAAGCCGCGGCGGAATGATCCCGGTCAATTCGCTTGCGAGTCTGACGGTTTCCGTCGTCAGGCTTCGACACGTCCGTCAGCTCGGAAACCCGATCAGCGATCCAGTCGCCAAAGTGATGCCGAATGTCGCTGAGGGTAACGCTCGTGTCCTCAACGACATCGTGCAGAAGCGCAGCAGCTCGCATGCGAGGATCGTCGCTCACGGTCGCCACGATGTCAGCGACAGCAATCGGATGCACGATGTATGGTTCGTCGGTGTATTTTCTGCGCTGTCCCACGGCGGCATGCGCCGCCGAAGCGAACAGCAGGGCGTCGTGGTCAACCATCACGCCGCCCGCCGTCCCAGCCCCAGCGTCTTCGCCAACTCCGACCGCCTCGCGGCATAGTTCGGCGCCACGATGGGGTAATCGTGCGGGAGGCCCCACTTGGCCCGGTACTCAGCAGGCGTCATGCCCAGCTTGCCGAGATAGCGCTTCATGGACTTGAGCTTCCGTCCGTCCTCAAGGCTGATGATGTAGTCGGGCGTCACTGACTTTTTGATCGGTACAGCCGGCTCACGTCGGGCTTCTGGCGCAGCCTCAGGTTCCTTGCCGATGCCAGAGATGGCAGCGTAGACGCTATGGAGCAGGGAGGGGAGGTCCGCCACCGCAACGGCATTGTGGGCCACGTAGGCAGCCACGATTTCGGTGGTGAGTTCGATGTGGGTGGTGTCGGTCATGGTGGGCGTCCTAGTTGGGTGGGTTTTAGGCTGGCGCGAGCCGAGCCAAATCGGTTTGCAACTTCCGACGCATGTCGTCTTTGGTGCCAAACATCACTCCACGCTGGCGAGAGGTGTTATCATAACATATGCCGCCGGTATGATATTCGTAATCGATGCTCATGCTGGTGTCGTAACGGGGATCACGTTCCGACCAATAACGGTACAGCCTCGACACGGTGCCAAGGAGACGTCCTGACCCAAGATCGTAGATCTCGTCCCCAACCTTGAACTTTCCGACCTCATGCATCGTAGCGTCCATCCAGTCCTTCCGGGCTGCGATAGCGTCGGTGACGCCTTTGTTGAGGCGCTCCAGTTCTGCGGCCTGCTCGTCGGTCATCCCGTCGTATCGCATCGCCCCCTCACTTCAGATGCGGGCTGAGTAGGCCCATGAGTTTAAACATATCGGTGCGGTCCTGGCCGAGGACAGCGCGGAGCTTGTCGTCTGCCACGATCACCCGCTTGTCGGCTGGATCCTGCAGACCGTGCTGCTTGATGTAGGCCCACAGCTTCGACACCACGTCGGTGCGGGGCAGGGGCTCGGCCCCGATCACGGCGGCGAGTTCAGGGGAAGGTGTCAGGACGCGATTGAAGGCGTTAGGCATATTGGTATCCCTTATATGGGTGAGTTCAGGCTTGGCACTCTAGAAACCGGAGTGGCGGTCCTGACACCTCGTCGTCGAAGACGGCCACGACGAGCCGGCCGGTGCGGAAAGCCATCGTGTCGAGATTGGTCCGGCCGGGCGTCACCTTCGGGCCGTCCTTGTAAGGCGTATGTCCATGGATGACGTGATGATCGCCGTGGCCAAGCGGGCAATCTTTCCGCATCCAGAGGCGGATCTGGTCGTCTTGCTGGTCAAGCGGCAAGGTCGGGTCGACACCGGCATGGACAAAGATGCGATGTTGGTCTTGATGCAAGGTGGGCAGTTCGTTCGCCCAGCGGATGTGCTCGACAGGGATAGCGCGAATGTCCTCAGTCGACCCGCGGTAGGGATGACCATACGACAGCATCGTGGTCTCTCCGCCGTTGTCGATCCACCAGCTTGGGTGGAACTGGCCAGCCCAAGTTGTGACCATCATGTCCTCGTGGTTGCCCTTAAGGCAGACCCATCTCCAACCTTCGGGTGGGCCAGCCATCAAGCGTTCGATGACCTGTCGGCTTTGCGGACCCCGGTCGACATAGTCACCCGTGAAAACGACCGTGCCGTTCGGCGCGTCAGCAGTGATGGCCGCCAGCGCGATCTTGAGGCAGTCGTAGCGCCCATGAATGTCGGCGACGACATAGGTGAAATTCTGAGGCATGACAACCCATAACCGTTGGTGCTTATTGCCTTTATAACCGTGTAGGTTTATAAGGTCAATTACCAATAACGGTAACAGGCGTCCTTTGACGGATTTTCCGCAAACGGTTATCCCCCGCGGCATGGGTAGACCACCTCTCAAGGCCGGGAAGAAAGTGAAGCAGACTGCGGTCTGGCTGCACCAGGAGATGATCGACCGCATCACGGCCCTCGTTGGAAAACAGGGCATGTCGGCCTTCATGCGGGAAGCCGCTGAAGCCGAGCTGCGGAAAAGGGAAAAGTCGGCAAAGGCGCAGGTCGCCAAACCCGACTGACCCCGGCCGCCTTTGGACGTCTAGGCGCACACCTCCACTGCCTCGACCGACAGATCCACGGCTCCCAGCATCTCCAGCAGAATGCGGGCCTTCTCGCCTGCGGTCTTGTCCACGATGCCCCGAAGGCCGGCGAAATGGCCTGACGTGATAAGCACGCGGTCGAGGTGTTTGAGCTTGGGCGGGCGGCTCCGGGTGGCATCAAACAACCCCTCGGCCTCAAGGGCTGTGAACTTATCCACATCGCATGCGGGGGCGCGGAGTGGGATCTTCGTGGCGCCGTGGCGTGTGAGGCCTCCGAAGCCGTCGACCCGGTCCAGGGCCATCCAGTTCGGTTTCGTTTCATCCCTCGGATACAGGAAGCCATAGGTCCCAAACAGCGGACGCTTCACAGCCACCTTCTTGGGTTTGCCCGGCTTCTGGAGCCGGAGCGGGACGGCCTGCCACTCAGTTGACATGGGACAGCAGAAGTCCCAGCCAATGTCCCCGAGGCCGCGGCCGACTTTCTCATGGAGACGGGGAGCGAAGGTGCCGACATACCAACGGCGAAGCGTGGCGTCATTGATGGTGACGACCTCGGCCGCGATAGCCGGGGAGATCGGTTGCGGTTCGATCAGCGCGGCGTGCTTGAAAGCCGCTCGGATGTCAGCCGGTGAGCTGTCAGCCCCGATGATGGGCCTAGCTGATGCCTGCACCGCCCTGTCGGCACGCTCGACGAGGTTGGTGTCGATTTCAGAGTAAGATCGAAGGCTCAAGGGTCTTCTCCACGAGCTGCGGCGACAGCGCGCCGGATCTGCTTGGCCGTGTTCAGGCCGGCATGGTGCCGATCCCGAGGGCTGAACGCGACGGGGACTGTGATGGTGCTGTCGCCGGCTTCGACGACAAACCGCTGATGCTTGCCACCTGGCTCACGTCGCCACGGCAGGCCAAGGGTGCGCAATTCGGCCTCGACGATGCGGATCTGCTCTCTCACTTTGCCACCCCGTCCTGCCGAGCGACACGGGCTTCGGCTCCAGCGATCAGTTCTTCCGCACGATCCAGCATTTCATTGGCGTCGGGATCGAAACCGGATGACCGATCAGCAGCCATGAAAGCCCCCGCAAGCTGAGCGAGGCGCCAAGCGCGGGTGTCCGACATGGCCGTGCGGACTGTTCGCCATTCACCGAAGTCGACGCCCTTCATGAAAGCTGTGATGGCGCGAAGCTCAATGCTGGCTGAGGTAAGTTCGGGTGGGATGTCTGTCACCAGCTACTCCCCATCGTCTCACGCCAAGCCTTGTCTGCGTCGAAATCCTTGTTATCAGAAAAACGCTCCGGTGTGTAGTGTGTGCTTGGCTCGGGAAGATCCTGTGCGGCTTTGACCGCATCGCCGAAGGGATCATCCTGGTTTTCCCGTACCCGAAAGATCCCTTGAATTGCGCCGAACCGGTCTAGTTCAGCCCCTTGCATCGAATCAAGAATATGAGCTACACTCTGCGGCAGATCATTATTCGTAAAATATCGAGATTGATCGACCTTCAAGCGGTCGCGGAAGACGGTATCGCTCTCCATCAGTTCTCTCCCTGCATGGTGATGGCCAGCACGAGCCGAGCCCGAGGCAGTTCAGCGGCCTCGACCCCGTAATCGTCCAGCATGCTGCCGCTGTAGGTGACGTCGTAGCCGAGGTAGTCGGATAGCCGGGCACGGTAGGCTTGGTCACTCTCGGCCCAGGGTTCTGTGCTGGCGAGGGGCAGGGGGCCGGCGTAGGCGAGGGCGCGGGCGGCGGCGTCGTAAATATCACCGACCGAGTGGATAACGATCTGGCATCCAAGTTCAGCGTCTTCTATACAGCCGGCGATGACAGCCGCTCGGAACGCTGCCTCACCTTCAGGCGTGCGGTCTCGAACAGCAGGGATCTCAGGTTCGTCGATGCGATTGTTGCCCATTGCGATTTCTGGCCACGCCCGTAGCATGCCAGCCTCAGTGCGATACCTCCAACACTGCCCTTGTGCCCTGTCGTCGGTCACGTAAGGCCAGCAACCGACAATGTCGCCAGTATGGCAGGCTTCTTCGTCATCGAAAATGAGCGCTCCGCAGCCTTCACACTTACTACCAGCAACCGTACCTTCAGATTTGGCTAAATCCATCCGCAGCTGATCAACCATACCTGCGTGCCACTTGGCATTCGCGTCAGCCAGTTTCACTTCAGGATTATCTACCCCTAGGTCAGCGAACACGTTGCCGCTTCCGATTTCGGCTTCAATCATGTTGCTCTCCTTGCATCGTGATAGCATGCACGAGGCGGCCACGGGGCATCTCAAGGATCACGCCAGCGTTATCCAAGCGGTATCCACGCTGTAGCGCCAGTTCAGCCGTGTAGGCGTCGTTGCAGAACTTGGCTCTGGTCGCCGCAAGAAACAAGCGACAGCGATAGCTGTGGTCATCTTCCACCCAAGGCTCCCCGCTGACGAGGGGCAGTGGGCCAGCGGCGTCCATCACGGCTTCTGACGCCGCCCAGATTGCTTCGATGGCGGCGAACGGATTGCCGCCCCACTCGCCATTGAGCGTCATCATCGCCATGCCAACGGCGCTGTCCCACAGGCGATTGTCGAGGCCAGCGATCACTGGAAACGACGCATCTTCCGCGTCGTTCTGCGCGGCCCGCACACGGCCATCCTCGGCTTCGACCCTGGTAGCCCTAGCATAGGCTTTGATTTCGCCGCCTACGGGCTCCGCAGGGGCCTTGGAGAACTGTTTCGAATTTTGAAACAGTTGCCCTCTGCCCAAATCCTCCGCTGCCGCCTCGACGGCTGCCCGGTGTGTATCGTCGCGGAATGGGCCACGGGTGAGGGTGTCGAGCATGTCACGCATGAGGGTTCTCCAGCTTGACGATGTCGAAACCACGGCGGCGGAGGCGCCGGATCATTTCTTCAGACTCGGCGATACAGCCCAGGTAATGTCCAGTGTCGTCCTCTGTGACAGCACCCATGGCATCACGCTCACGTCGATAGTGCTCCAAGTTGTCGCGCTTCATCATGCTGGCGATGACCTCGCCCATGGCGTCGGCCACGGCGGGGTCAATTGGGGCCTTGACGATGGCGTCACGCAACCCGGCGGCGATCTTGTCGTAGGCTTCAAGCATGGAACCTCTCCGTGATGGCGGGGGTGGGTGCGGCATAGGCCTCGGCCGTCTTGGGCCAGTAGCTATCGCAGCGGTCGCTGCCGGCGCGCTGGGCATCAAAATCGGCGTACCACTGCCAATTTGATGGCTCGGTGCCACTGGCCTTGTTGCGGTGGCATGAGGAGCGGGACGGGCAAGCGGTGGAAGTGCATAAGGCTATGTCGGGCACGGCTATTCCACCTTCAGACCGGATGTGACGACGCAAACCTGCTTGCCGTCTCTTCCCATGCGTGGCTGAAGGCCCTCGTGATATGCTGGCCGGACGTACTGACAACCGGTGTAATCGTCGGTATAGATAACGAACCCGGTTTCGCGCCCGTCCGCTGTTCGCTGGACCCAACCTGGGCTATCGCACCCGGCCAGGAGAATGATCGGGGCGAGCAGGACAAACCGATAAAAGTGGGTCATTTGTTCGCCTCCCCGGTCTCAGGCGGTGCGGGAGGGGTGGCGTCGATCAGCGCGCGGACGAGGTTGGCCGAAGCCGCAATGAACTGCGCATCATCTTCGTCCATACCGGACGCCACCAACACGCTGACCATGGCGCCACCAGTGACAAACCAACTCTCAGTCGGATCGCCATTATGATCAAGGACAGGCTTGGCGATCCAATTGCCGTTGATGGCCGTTGTGCTGGACCAGCGAAGATCCGCCGGCACCACCCCCACACCCGCAGCGATGGCGGCAGAATGACCATCGGTCTGATCTAGGGTCATTTCGGCAATGGCAACGTCGGCAGCGTCGACGAATTCGGGCCAGCGCGTTTCGACACGATTGTCGATCCATGCCGCATCGAACTTCGCTCGTATCGTGTGGGTGAAATCCTGTAGGCTCTTGCGGCACAGCGACCGCGCCACTCGTTCTCTGAGGTTTGTCTCCGACGAGTAGCCCTTGGGATGATCTACCGTCATCGCGGTTATGGCGGTGTCGGCAACTTCCTCATGCGTCGCGAAGCCATCTCGCTCCACGCGCTCCTTGATCGCCCGTGCCACCCGTTCCCGTAGATCGTTCATGGCTGGGCCTCCCGCTGGCGCTGGTCTACGACGATCAGCTTGAGCTTCCGCCGCTCCTCGTTGGCGTTCTTGAGGGCGTTGCGAAGCTCGGCGTTCTCTCGCCAGATCTGGTCGAACCTGGCACGGGACACGAACGGCAGTTGAAGCTTGTGGATCATGGCTGCGTCTCCGTCGATTTAGGCGGCGGTGCCCATGCGGCACTCTGGGCCAATCGAAACCGGATAATTACCCCCATCAATACGGCAAGGGCGAACATCAACAAGCCAGCGCAGATCGGGAAGGCAATATCCCACGATGGGCTTGTAGAAAGCTGCCTTGTGACAAGCGGAAGCACTAGCCCAGAGCCGAAGGCCGGCAGAAGCATCCCAGGAAAGATCACGCTACGGAGACGCCGAAACTCGACTGCATCAGGTGGCGGATAAAAATCGTGCTCACGGTCGCTCATGGCTGCGTCTCCCCGAGGATGGCGTCAGCAACAGATTGCCAACACGACAGGACGCCATTCATGTAGCCGTGTAGGCCAGCCTCAAGGGCGCGATTGGACGGCTCCCTGATCGCCCGCACCATCGCCTCGGCGCACCGGGCGTCGATGTAGGCCCAAATCTCAGTTTCGGTCCCGCTGCAAACTACGACGCCGTCCAACATGAGGTTGTCCATGCCGAAGTCGCCGAACTCCCAATCGAATTGGGACCTGCACGCTTTCAGCGCCTCCACGATGCGCTGGAGATCGGGGGTCATGGTGTGCCCTCCGGCTTCGCCACGCTCCGGTTTGGGTTCGGTATAAGCCTCACCACCAACCAGAGTGCACCACCCAGGCCGGCGCCAACTAAGGGAGCGCCGATGATCCAACACAACGTTTCAGTGATGGTCAGGATGGGATCCCGCCAAACGTAGGCCCAGGCTGCTTCGTGGGCCCCTTGCGCGATTGCATCAGCAATAGTGTTGGGGTCGCTCACGCCACCTCCTCCTCTGCAGGCTTCTCAGGACGGAGAGCGCAACGGGCTGCCAGCATCGCCCTCAGCTCGGGGGACAGTGACGGAGGCGGACGGGGGTCGGGCTTGCCGGCCGAAATCGCGTCGGAGACGGTCTGGGCCTCCGCAAGCTCCTCAGGGGTCATTCGTCCCCGCTTCTGTGCCTGGGCTGCCGTCTTCTGTCCGCCGATGAAATCCATGGCCTCGGCCAGCACGCGGGCCTTGCGGTCAGCGTTGGGCTGCAACGGCAATTTCGGCTTGGCGTCAAGAATGCGGTTGATCATGGTCAGCTCGGCATCGACTCGTGCCATCTCCCGAACCACAGCATCACGGACCACGATGCTGGACGGGGCGAAGCTGCGGCTGTCGAGCCCGTGGCCGCGCAGCAGCGACATGATGCCGGCTTCAATGGCCCAGAGCGGGAACGGCGCTAGGTCGATCGCATAGACCGCCGTCGTCGCCTCGGGATCTTCGATGCGAGCCGATGGAAATCGCAGGAACAGTCGGCCGATGCGCGGAACGATGTCCTTTGGGTTCGTCGGCTGCTTGGCCGTCACCAGTTCCGCACGGCGCTTCTCAATGCGGGCGAGGTCACCACCCGTTGGCGCGTCGGAGGTCAAGCACGTTCCCGCGGGGGTCGTCTCGATCTTGTTGGCGTAGAGGCCCAGCAAATCCCGAAACTCGCGCGTCTGCGGCGTCGGTGCGATATTCGTGCGGGTCGCAATCTCTTGAGCCATCGGGTTCGCTCCTGAAGAGGTCGCCGCGGGCAATGTCGCCCATGGTCTTTCCGCGTGAGATGCCGTTGCCGCCGCGAGGGCCGCCGTTCGTCGGCGGGGCTGTCGGGCGGCTGTGATCGTCTTTCCACCGGCCCTGATTCAGCCAGGTGATCGTCTGCGTCGTGTACTGCGGGTCTTCGCCGGCTCGGGACTCGGCGTAGCGCCGGGCGCCGTCGATGATTTCGCGGGCCAGAGCTTCGGGGTCCTTGGCCGATTTGATCAGCCGGCAGAATTTGTCCTCGGCGGTCTGGCGGGGATTGCCGGGACGCTTCGGATAGGTTGCCCAGAGATCGGCGAACCAGCCATCGGCAGCGCCCCGCG